GACCGGTCGCTGATGGGATCGTGTTCACAATCTCCAACCGTGGCGAGACCGCAACGGCAAGCACAAATTATGATGAATCCCCGCCGCTATCGTTTGCGGTAACAATTACAAAAATCACGTTTATCACGCATATTGATAATACAGGCAGTAGCACAACAACGCTGAGCGCTTACAAGCGAACTTCGGCAGGAGTGAAGACAGCTTTACTCTCTGCCAATACAACGCTTGTTTCTGGCGCTTCAGCCGCTGTCGGATCACTATCTGGCACGGCTGGCGTTTTGTCGCTGGCCGCTGGCGACCGCCTAGGAGTTGATCTAGTCGGCCTAGGCACTGGTGCCTCCGGCATCAAGTGCATCATCGAGTACACCCGCTCCCCTGCTTGATCATGACTGCCCCTAACATCATCACCAACCCTGATACAGGCGTGCGCTACTACGCCGGCCCCGGCCCGCAGGAAGGGCAAAGCGTAGACCTCTTCGTTCCCCTGCGAGGGGAGACGGCCACCAACCCTAGCGGCACCCGCTGGCCCAATCTGTTCGGCCTGCCCTATGACGGCACCGAACTGAGGTACTACCTGAAGGGCGAGCCGAAGGTGCGCGAGTATGACGCGCAGGTGTTCTACGAGGTGGCGAGCTGGGGCCCGGTGGATTATGCCAGTCCCAAGGTGGGCGGCCCGGCCGGCGCTTGGGAAGAGACGCTGAGGGTAAGCCTCCACCCTGTGGGGGAGCTGCTGAACCAGGTGGAGGCAATGCGGTTGCAGGCTAACGCTCGCTTGTATCCAAGCAATGAGGATCCGATGCTGGGCGTGCTGCTGGCCGAGGCGATCCGCCGCGACACCGAGGGCACCGCACCGAGCTTCATGCAGGAGCTGCTGACCCGCCATCAGGCGCTTGTAAACGCGGGCTTTGCCAACATTGAGCGAGCTTCCGAACTGCGTCAGCAGATCCAGGCGGGCCAAGCGTTCGATTTGTCCGCCGGGTGGACCAATGAAATCACGCAATGAGTGGCGCCGCGGTCCGTATATCGGAGGCAACAAGATGCTGATTGTTTCTAGGCGGAGGCGTTTGCTGTACCCAGCCTACGTCCAGGATTACTTGGATAGGGTTACAGCGGCCGATGTTGCCGCTGGTGACAGCTCTGGCCTGGAGCTTGGCGTCACCGATGCTATATCGGCGTTTATGCAGGATCTGGTTTTAATCTCCTATCTGGGAGTATCTGTCAACGTGATCAATCAGGCCAGCAGCCTTATCAAGGCAGCGTCCATCCTCGCTGGAGCGCGGACGCTGGCCGGTGCCCTGGTCCCTCTTGTTGGGGCTGCGCCGACCGCATCTAACTTCGACGTCGCTGATTACAGCCGAAAGACTGGCCTACTGGGAAATACAACCAATAAGTATGTCAACAGCAACCGTAGCAATGCGGCCGACCCTCAAAACAACCGCCACGCGGCGGTTTTCGCTAACACCCCAGATAACGGCGGGAGCTTTTTGCTATCAGCCAGAGGGACGGGCACGGATATTGGCTCTACGGGGATTCGAACAAGAAATGCTAGCGGATCTTCATGCGTAAATGGGTTCGACGCCCAGGACGCCGCTGGGGCGGAGATGCCAATAAATACCGGGACCTTTAAGGGTGTTTCCCGAAACAACTCAAGCAATTACACCTCTCGCGTTGCAGGAAGCAACTTTACAATCGCAAGGGCGTCAGGAACGCCCGTAAGTGCCAACTATGTCCTGTTCGCCCGCAGCGACTTGGTGGCCACGACCTTTTTTGCTGGACGAATTAGCTTTTACTCCATTGGCGAGGCTTTGACCTTGAGCCTGCTGGAGGCCAGGGTGATCACCCTGATGGCGGGTCTGGCCGCTGCCATCACGTAATTCAACGGTTTGGCCCCGGCGCCTCAGGCTCCCTAGTCTGAACATGGCGCCGGGGTCAGCTATGCCACCAGAACACAACTACACCCACCTAGATCTCTGGGTGGCGATCACCGATCTCTCCGGGAAGATCGACAGCCTGCTGAGAGAGGTCGCCCGAATGGACCGCACCCTCGAAGGCGATGACGGAGTGTTTAACAGGGTGCGCAAGCTGGAAAACCAGATGGCCCAGGCGCGGCTGATTGGGGGACTGGCTGTGTTGTTGATGCCATTCGTTACCACCCTCGTCATCACATTCGTTGATCACAAGCTGACCACACCAGCCGCCATTGAACGGCGGGAGGAGGGCAAGTGACCTGGATCACCGCCGCAATGCTGGCCGGCTACATCGGAATTTGCGAGTACCGGGCGCCGTCCCCCTGGGTGGCGTGCGAGAGCCGGTGGAATTGGGCCCTCGGCGTGTTGGTGCCGTCGCCGATCCAGGGCGCCGTGAACCGCCTCCTGCCTGGCCGGCGGCGCCATTACGATGCCAAGCCTGAGGAGCCGCAGGCATGACCGCCACCAAGAGCGAACGCATCTTGACGGCGATCGAGGCGGCACTGGCTGGCACCCCTGGCCTGGTGGCCCCAATCTCGCGCGACCGCTACGAACCCCCCTCGCGAGAAGAGTGCCCCTGCCTGCGAATTTTCCCAGAGTCTGAGCCGCACGATCAGGGGCCCAGCCTGCCGGTGCTGGATGCCGAGCTGCTGGTTCAGATAGAGCTCACCATCAGCGGTCGGCCTTTATCGACGCTGGCTGATCCGATCCGGGTTGAGGTCCACTCCCGGCTCATGGCTGACCGGACCTTAGGGGGCCTGGCCTACGACATTCGCTCGATGGGTGCTGGGTGGGACGGCGAGCCTGGAGAGATCGGCGTCGCTAGGCTGAGGTACGTCGTCAGATTCCGCACGGCGCTGGGCGATCTCACTCAAGACATTTGATCAGAATGACTAGCCTGACCGCAGACGAGATGTTTGCCGCCGGCCACGGCGGTTGCTACCTGCTCGATCCCGAAACGGGAGAGCGCAGCCTGATCGAAGACCCCGAGCCCACCACCGAATCCCCCAAAGATGGCAAAGTTCGTAGCGGAAAATCTAATTCTGGTCAAGCTGGAGCCGATCTACGGGGTTGACGCAGTCCCCATTGCAACCGACGCTCTGGCGGTTAGCGATGTCACATTTCCTGAGATGCAGGGTGACATCGTAGACCGTAACTTGGTGCGGCCATTACGGGCGCATCCCCGCAAGCAGTGGTGGGCGAGCATGTCAGATTCGCGTTTAGCTGCGAAGTAGCCGGCAGCGGCGTCGCTGGCACGGCGCCAAGGTTCGGGCCAGCGCTTCAGGCCTCCCGCAATGCAATCACCACCGTTACTACTACTAGCAACACCTACACGCCGATCACTACACTCGGCGGCAATACGTCGCTTACAATTTATTACTTTATCAGCGGCATCCGCCACATTATCACCGGTTGGCGCGGCAGTGTCAGCATGAGCTTGGCCAACAAAAGCTTCGGCGTGCTCAGGTTTGACGGTATGGGGATTTACCAGGGCCCGACAGACACCGCGATCCCAGCCAACCCCACTTACACCCTGCAGGCCAATCCTCTGCCCGTCACCTTGGGCAACACGCTCAGCATCAATATCGCAGGCTTCACGGGCGCCTTTCTGCAAAGCTTTACGTTTACGCAAGAGAACGTAGCGACCTACCACGCCCTGCCGGGTGGGGTTAAAGAGGTGCTGATCACCAGCGGCCGAAGCACGTTTGAGGCCGTCATCGAGCTCCCGAGCATTGCGCAGAGGGATTATTTCTCCCTAGCACTGACGCAGGCCACTAACCCGCTGGCTATCACGCAAGGCACCACCGCAGGCAATCGCCTGGTGTTTGCCGCCCCAGCCGCTAAGACGCTGATACCCATCTACAGCGAGGACGCCGGTAAGGTGATGCTCACTGTTCCGGGGGTCTGCCTGCAGGTCACCGGCAATGATGATCATTCAATCTCGTTCACCTAATCGCCTCAGACTCTCAAGCCTGATCCACTGCATCCTCACTCATGCCTCTTCAGCTCCGCAGCCAATCCCCCACCTACCGCTGGCCCGTCGTTGTTGAGTTCCCCGTTGATGGCGGGAAGTTCGACAAGGAGACATTCGACGCCGAGTTCAAGCGGCTTCCTCAGGATCGCCTGCGTGAGATCGGGGAGAAGATCGAAACCGGCTCCATCCTCGATACG